TCGTTTGATAAAACTTTTTCTCCAAACTCATTTGTGATAAAGTAATCCAAATTCATTGGTAATTCGGTTAACCAAACTCCACTACCATCAATAATATTACCAGATTGTTCTAATTGATATTGCTCAAGAACAGGATTACCATCACTGTCTTGGTAAATTGTTTGTCTGATTGCCAATATTTGACCAGGTCCCGCAACCAACGAACACAAGTTACCCATATTGTCTTTGGGTTTGTTATTACGCCTAACCCTCATGTTGTCAGGACTACTAAATATAGAACCCATGAATGTTGCTGTTGGTTGGATATCAATATTTGCCTCATCTCTTAAATCAAAATCCAATCTATTGATTGCAATATCACATAACTCAGGGTCACCCCACAAAGGTGAAACCTCAACTGATTTAACAATATTGATAATTTGTGGTAATGAATTTAAATCGGTTGATGTTCTAAATCTATTACCCGCAACCTGAGCCTCTGTTGCAAGTCCCATTCTAATTAAATCTTGTGGTGTTAATGAAAACTCACCAATATCTGATAAGTCAACATCCATAACTAAAGTGTGGTTACCTTGTGGTACACCCATAATCATGTAATCACCACTTTCATTTGTTTTTGAAGAGAACTTGTAGTACTTGTCGTATATTTCAATCGCAGTATTACCCGTTAAAGCATCTAATCTTGTGGGTAACGTACCCGTTGAGGCGTGTGTTGAATATGATTTTTCATACGGTAAAAGATTGTATCTATATCCATCTTCATTTCTATCATTAGGAGATTTGTACGGATAGATACTTGAAATTAAAGGATTTGATTGGTCAACTGATTCAATAGGAATAAAGATTGCAACTCTAGCATTTGGAATCCCAAATCCATTATTTGCGGTAACTCTACCTACAACAACTCCATATTCCGCACAACTTTTTACGTATACATCTTCCTGTTGTAGTGTTAATGATAATACTTCTAAAAACTCAAACTGTTGGTCCAGTTGAACATTTATTGTTTTATTAACCCCTAACTCAGTCCTTATTCTATATGATTGACCCATCAAGTTACTTTAATTTATAAATAGTTTATGTGGAATTTTTAAAATAGACCGCGTGATTAAATTATAAATTAAAATAAAAGAAAATAAACTTGTTATGAAAAAGTAACTGATTGGAAGTTCTTAACAGAGATTCTAATGTCTTTGTTTGGGTATCTAACTTGATACACTTGAGATGGTTGTGCAAATATCGTATCATCAACAGGTCCAATCAATTTTGTTTCAGGGTTTGAGTATTCCATTGATGTTTCAGCCGATGAGTACTGTCCGCCAACCTCGTTAAATACATCTATATTCGTAACCGTCAAAACACCATTTGTATTTTGAATTAAACTTCTAATCTCAGAAAGATATACGTTTTGTCCAAGTTGTCTGATTTGAGGATTGAAGTATGTAGATACTTTATCCACCACACTTGAAATAACTTGACCTGAGTTTTGAGCAGAATCCAAAACGATTGAGATATCCAAACTTAAATCAATAACCTCAGCAGTGAATATTGAAATGTAATCATTCATCATCCTGTAGTTTGATAAATAATTTGCAATATTTTGTTTCAATGTATTTGATACAATGTTTGTTAACTTACCTGAAGTATCATAAGACAAAATTTGAATTAAGATTTTGTTATCGTTTTCTGTAATTGATACTTTTGCAGGTGCTCCGAATTGAGCTGGCATGTTTCTAATTAACGATTCATAATCTTGAACAGTCACCGCTCTTTTTTGAGCAGCAAAGTTAAATGAAACATAATTTCTAATTTCCTCCAATGATGGTATTCCCGCACCACCAACAGCTGCAGTTACGTTAACACATCTCAAAGAGTTCACAACCGATGAGTTTGTTGTTTCTGAAGGACCATTAACAAAGAAAGAAACCGTACCAATTTGATTAATAACGTTTGTTCCCAAGTTTGTCGCTAATCCACCACCGACTCTATACTGAATAAACAGTGTTGAGTTAGGTGTTAAAGTTGCCCCTAAAGATAAGTTGTTTGAATATTTTTGTAATTCTAATGTTGTACCTAAAGTTGTAAATTGATTCAATTGGTCTTGAGCGGTATTTGTTCCACCACCAAATGTCATCTTTTTAAATCCTTCAGGTGTATATTCAGTGATAAATCTATCTTGTGTTTGAATGTATTTACCAACTTTGATACCTGGTTGGTCAGAAACTTTTGTAGGGTCTTCAACAAACACCCTATCTTCCGCCAACGCATCTACTTCATACCATCTGTTTTCTAAACCTAAAAATTCGGCAGTTGTTGGTGTGTTTGTATAGCTGGTACCATTTTTTAACAATACACTTGTGATACCTAAAACATTTTTTTCAGGTAAGAATAATTCAAAGAACGGCTTTACATCATTTGCATTTATAACTCTTTTGAATACTTTGGTAATACCATTTACAACCACTTCTCTTTTTGTAATTGTATAATTAACCAAAACATTGTTGGCATTAAAATTAGGTATTTTTAATCTATTCGGGAAACCTTGAGCATTGTATGGAGACGCAAAATCAATATCATAAACATTTTCAAAAACAATACCAGCACCTACCACTTGAGAACCTCTTGTCAATGTTCCAAGATATCTTTCATCTTCTTTATCACCATAAGCAGGAACCGTAACTGAGAAATCAACCAAAGCAACTGAAGGTCTTTGACCCGGTAATTTCAAACCATAAGTTCTTGCGATGTTATAAATTGAAGACCTTTGTTGTGCATATTGTAATACGGTTTCCTGAATACTTCTATCAATATTATAATGTAAGTTATCAGCAACCGCAGCATTTAAATCAAGGAATACAGAGAATACCGAAGCGTCATTAAAATCTTGAATTAAATCAGGATAATATGTTTTTGCGTAGTTTAAGAGCTCAGTTCTTATTGACTGATAATCCCTACTTGTATATGATATTCTATTATTTGCCATCTTATTTAAATATTGATAATTACAAAATCACTTTGCCCAAATGTAGAACCATTGGTTGAGTAATCTATTCTTATTTTTGCAGTATATTCTGAAGTTCCTTTACCAGGGAATCTGTAAATTGATGATTCACTACTTCCAACTAAATTTTGACCTGTCGCAATATCAACTTCTTCTTGTGGGTCTGCCGGTGTAATACTTAAACTATTTACTAATAAATTCGGCATAAAGTTTTCAATCGCATCCCTAATATCCGATTCAATCGCATTGAATGTTAGTCCATCAAACGGTTCAAAAAGAAATTCATACAATCTTGTACCAAATTGCGGTAAAAAATATCTTGAACCTTTTCTAGTTAATAACAAATGAATGAGGTCAGCTTTAATTTCTTGTGATTGAAATTCAGTTAATTCCAAATAATCACCCCTTCTGGAATCCCTAAAGGGGAAATTTAAACCGTATGTTACTCCATTAGCCATTGTTTATAAATATAGTAGTATTTCCTTTTTGTGCCTTGGGCTCAAATGCACAATGTCTACAATTATTCCCACAACAATAACCCCTCTTTAAATGAAAATGTTCGGTAAACACATATTTCCCATCTTCAATATAAAAGTCAAAAGGGGGAATATCTTCCCCCTTGTTTGACTCATCAATATTTGTATGTGTTTTATTTAATTTCACAACCTAAAGCCCCACATGCAATTTCACCACTCAAATCAGTTTCATCACTTAGTTCAATAACTTTACTTAAATCAATTGAGTGAAGTTTCGAGAACAATCTTTCAAATTCTTCTTTGGTACAGTCGGTAAAAGGTGCTTGGATATACGAACCCCCATCGTAGGGTAATACAGATAGACCGTTATAGAAATCTCTGTTTTCCCACATCCACTCACCAGCTAATTCCCAATCTTCAGGTTTTAAACTGATTGTTGCAGATACGTTGTGACTGTTTGAACCAGTTCTGTGTCCAGGTCTAACCCATTCTTGTGTGATTTTCTTAACACGCTCCAGTAATTGGAAAGGGCTTTCACTTCTTAAAATTGCCCCTTCAGGTGCTTTTTGTGGGACTGAAATTACCGCTGTGTCGTGTGGACGGAAAAACTCATCTTCAACCAATTCAGGGTGATTTGTCGCCAAGTAACTATAAATCGCCTCATTTTTACCTACACGGATTCTACGGATGTAGTAATCATTGTGCCAAGCATGAATACCTGATGAAGTACCTAAAGTTAACGAAGTTGTCCCCGCAGGTTTAACAGTTGTCATACGAGCTGATTTGTTAATACCAATCAATTCAGCAACTCTTGTATTTTCTTCTTTAACCGCCTTTGCAGCTTCTTTCATGTTATAACCTAAAACAACACCCGAACCAATACCCGTCATAGATACACCAATCAAAGCATCTTTTTCTGTTGTTCTTTTCCAAATGTCTCTTAAGTAATGGAAATCAGTGTAACCCGCCTGTAATGTTCCGATGAACGCAGCCGCTTTAACACGAGCATTTAAATCTTCTTGTGATTCAATGTCAGATACATTAACCTCACATAAATTACAGAATTGGTTTGGTCTCAACGCAATTTCACAACAAGGATTTGTTCCCCAATCTTTATCGTTTGTAAAGTAGATACCAGGCTCACCTGCACCTGAAGCCTCAACACGTTTCCATAAATCCAAGAAAAATTCTTTTGTAATTTTATGTCTAACAAGAGCCGCTGAGTTATTAGCTCTACCTCTTTGTGGATTTGTTTCCCACCATGAACCTGATTTACAAGCAATCATTTCGTGGTCATCTGCACTGAATAAAGAAATAAGTGCAGCTCTGCGAATACCTCCCGCCAACACCGCGTCAGCAATATGACAAACCATATCATGAACTTCAATTGGAGTCAATTTTTCACCGTCTTCTTTCGCATCCAACATCCCTTTTAATTTGTGAAGACAATCTTTCAAAGGTTGAGGACCTGGTGCTTTACCACCCGAAGTTACAAGTTGAGCACCTTTTGGTCTAATATCAGAGAAATCAAACTCAGGAGTTGATAAGTTGTCACCAAAGTAAGATTTGAATAATACTTTAATTGCGTCAGCCCATCCTTCAATAGAATCACCAATTAAAAATCTTCTTGTTCTGTTTGGGTTTGGTTTTCTTATTTCAGGTAACTTTTCAACATGATGTTTTTGTACTGAGTAACCAACACCTGTTCCTCCTAACAATAAGAACATCGACTCAGCAAATGCATCCAAATGGTCAATAGGTAAGTAAGCACAGTTGTAGATTCTATTTGGAGAAATCTCAATTGGTTTACCACCAAATTGCATTGACCTCATTGAGGGTAATACTTTCTTATTGTATACCATTTGATATACATCTTTAATTTCATCTTTCAATGATGGGTATTTTTTAATATGCATGTTCATATTACGGGTTACCAATTCTTCCCATGTTTCACGTCTGTTTAATTCTGGTACGAACTTTGCGTACTTCATGTAAACTGTTAAGTCTGACAATATCTTTTGTGATGCGTCCATAATTCTTCTTTGTTTATTTTAATTTGTATTATTGTTTTGTTCTCTTTGTTTTCTTTTCTCCAAAAGTTCTTTAACTCGGTCACGTTTTCTTTCTTCTTGTTGTCCTTCAAAACCTAAGAATGTTACCGAACTTTCTGTATCTATTTCAAGTAGTTCGTTGTTGAATTTGCAATTTTCAAAAACCACACCATCTTTACCAATACGTGACTTGGTAATTGCAATTGTTGCCAAGTTCATTTCTTTTTGTTGTAGTGTTTTTGCTACCGATATGATGACGTGTCCTACTTGGGCTTTCTTAATTGACCCACCCATTTGGTCTGTTGTTACAACCTCAGAAGAGATTGATGACCTGTTACCTTGTGTTGCCGTCCAACCTACCAATGATAACTCATGACACATTGCCTCAAATCCTCTCATTACTGACCCCTCAGCCTTCCACTCATCTTTAGAACTACTTTCAGGAACCACACAATCAATATAGTCCAAAAGAACTAAATCAATTTTTGTTCCGTCAGCAATCATTTTTCTGATTTGACTTTTGATTTGATTCATTGTCATAGAATCTGAAGGGAGTTTCTTTAAAATCAACTCGTTCTTCATTGTCTCTTTAATCTCAGTGATTTTACTAATTACGGTTTCTTTATGTAGAACCAAATTATCAGGTTCAATACCAGTCCATAAGGTGAAGTGTTTACGTTGTACAATCTTCGGATTGTCTTCAAAGAAGATTTGTAAAACATTATACCCAAGATTAAAAGCCGTGTTAGCAATTTTAGTTAAGATAGTTGTTTTACCAACCCCCGTAGGAGCCAATATAACACCTATCTCACCCTTTGCAAGACCACCCTTAAGTAATCTGTCAATTCCTGGTATTCCGATTGGAATTGGGTGTCTAAAATCCTCATCTAATACCGTATCAAGGTTAGAAAAGATATCGGTTGTACCCATATCTCTTTCTCCAACTTGTAACGCCAAACGAATTAATCCCTCAACTTTATCATAAGATTCAAAATCACCTTCTGTGATAATCTTTTGAGATTTATCCATCGCTTTTTGAAGTTCTTGTTGTTTACAAAACTTCAAAGCCTTTTCTTGAACAAATTGAGTTCCTTCAAATGGTGCGTCTTTGATTTGTGAAATAGTGTCAAGAACGATTTTAGCAACCAATTCTTGTGAGATTTCGGATTTGACGATTTGCTCAAGAGTATCAAAGTTAGGGGTTGATTGATATTTCGCATGATACTCCTTTGTCATCTGTAGGATGATTTTAAAGTACTTGTTGTCAAAATAAACACTTTCAATTACATCCATAATTGATGTTGAAAATTCTTTATCTACAATAAGTTGGTTTAATAACTGTATTTGAAATGTGTTCCCTAAATAATCAAAATTCTTGTTCATATATCGTTTTTGTAATCCCCTGTTTTATTAAATAGTTACTTTCTTAGGTCAAGACCCAAATAATCAAAACTTAATTTTCGGGATGAAAAAATGTAAGTTAATTCTCTCAAAACTTCTTTTAAAAATGGTCGTACATCCACCGTATAACGAACTTTTGGTGGGAATAATTTTCCATCAAAAAATCTATGACAAATTGTCTGTTCTCCAATTTTGATGTAAAGGTTAAATTGTTCACTTTCATCGGTAAATGATGTATTCATAATTGATGTGTCACTCATAATTGCTTCTGTGTTGTCAATCATGTAGGTGACCGTTTTCATCTTTAAATAATACTCAAGTTCTTGTTTGAATTGTATCATGTAATAATACAATTCCAATGAATTTTTTGCGTTTGGATTGAATCCTCTGACATTGAAAAATCTTTGGACGACAATGTTGTCATTCAATGTCATCAGGAACTCCATTTTGGTGCTGTCTTGCTCTTTCATAATTTAATTTTTGTTTGTTATATTTCTTTTTTCTTTTCTTGTTAATTTCATAAACGGTTTTAGGAAGTTGACCCACGCCTCATCGTTCTTCGGTAGATACTTAAACAGACCATCCTCCATCATCATTCTCATCAAGTTTTTATATCCCCTATCTGTAGGGTCTATACTGTCTGTCAATATCTGTTCAACCAATTCTTTTCCATCATCTGTTATCAAAGGGTTAGTTAAATCAACAATCTTTTTGTTTGTTGTATAGAACTCTTCCCCAAGTATAGACAATTTTGTCTTACCGGTCAAAATATTAACCAATGTTTTTATGGGTTTATTTTGTGGGATATTTCGTGCATAATCCAAGATTTCTTCTACTGTACATGGTTTCTCCTGCACCTGAGGGAAATATTTGATTAATGTTTTTTCCCCAAGCCCTTCAATTCCACTGATGTTATCGGATTTGTCCCCTGTAAAGATTTTAGTTAATAATACATTATAATGGGGAATATCAACCTTATTAATGGTTATCATATCCCCATTCTTATAATATTGTTTTGATATTGGCGAATAAATGGTTACCCTCTCGGAGATGAGTTGGGTAAGGTCTTTGTCCGCAGAGAAGATTATAATGTCCTCATCGGTTGCAATTTGTGTATAAAACGCCATAAGGTCATCCGCCTCGTTGTTAACCATTTCAACCTGACGAACAAATATTTCTTCAAGGTATTGTTTAACACGGGACTGTTGATACAAATACGATTCGTACTTGTATTCATTCATATCCTGTCTTCTGTTCGCTTTATACTGGGGGTATAGACCTTTTCTGATGGATGAATTTGAGTCCCCATCCCACATCACAATTACTTTATCATGGTTGTGCTCTTCAAGGAATTTGCGGAGTATGTTCACAAAGTGAAATACCCCACCCACATGAGCACCGTCATTATACACGTCTTTCGCTCCGTGGAATCCTATCTTGAATAAATTATTTCCGTCTACTAATAATGTTCTAATCACCTGTGTGATTTAAAGTGTGATACAATATACTAATCTTCCTTTTCTTCTTTCAAATCAAAATCTAATGATGTTACACCAAGAATATCTTTCCAATAGTCAGCATATTCTTTTTTGTAAGATTCAATAGATACCTTTTCTTCAGCCGCTTCTTTTCCCGCCAAGAAACCGTGTGGTGTTACAATTATCTTTCCGTCTTCATAACCCAATCCATTGATGTGGTTTTTCATAACAGAAACTTTTGTTCTAATCGCAAACTTTACACTTCTCTTGTCTTTTGTTGCGGTAATCTTGTTTGTTCCCGCACCTTTTTGGTTACCAAACAAAAATACCAATGATGAGTTTAACCAAATGGCTTCACCACCTTTAGCCTTAATTTTTGGTTGACCGAATGGATTGTCAGGTAATTCAACCCAAGGTTGGTTAACAATAACCAATGTATTTTCGTATTTAGAATCTGCTTTACGAGAACCTGAAATACGCTGATTGATACCCATACCAATTTTGTCAGCAAGTGTAGATGCGTTGTGTTGCTTCCCACCTTTACCTTCAAAGGTCATTTTACAAGGAACTGAACCAACAGAATCCCATAAGAACAACAAACTATAATCTAACTCACCTTTTTCTTGAGCATCTAACAAACTGTTGATATAGTCCGTGATTTGCTCAATGTAATCAAAGTCATTATTAAAGATGTAGAAACCATCCCAATCAACTTCACCTGTAGATTCATCAACAACTTCTTCACAATCAAAACCCATAAGTTTTGCATGTTCAAAAGACCATTTTTGTTCTGTAATAATGAATACAGGTAAAATACCTTTCTTCTGAGCATCAACGGCAGTTTTAACCAAC